ATATATAATAATACAGATAATATTATTACAAATTTCATTTTTAAAAAAAAATCATTATAAAATCTTTTCTCAAAAGGAACAAGAGAGATATTACTACCTAATTTATACTTTTTATTTATTAATTTTTTCTCAACATAATTTAATACACATTCATTTTTAAAAAATAACCAATGCAAAAATTGTAAAAATATACTTATAATAAAGTAAAAATCATACATTTGATTAAATAAAAATAAATAACTATATAGAAAAAAATCTAATGATATATGAAAATAATTCGTTACTTCTAATAATGTTTTTTTTTGTTTATTAGAAAGTTTATTAATTATATAATCTATAGTTCTAATTATATTCATCATATATTATATTCTTATATTATATAAACATTATATATATGAAATTTAATTATAACACTAAATGCTATACTTTTAAAAAAATAATATATACAGAAGGATTTTTAGACTATAGTCTTGATGCAACTTATATTATTCATTTAAAAAATAATGGAAGATTACAAGATATTTATGAACAATTGAAAATATATCAACCTACTAAAATAGTATATATCGTTTTTAATGAAGGATTCAAAAATTGTAAAAAACAAAATTATATTACAGATACTGCAGAAGATTTGGTTGATGTCAATATACAAATCTTTAAACACGCTAAAAATATTAATTATAATAATATTTTAATTCTTGAAGATGACTTCTTTTTTTCTGAAAAAATAAAATCTTCATTTCATCAACATAATATAAATACATTTATAAAATCTAATGACAACAATCCATTAATTTATTATTTAGGTTGTATTCCTTCATTATTATTACCATATGATTATTATAATTATAAAGTCATTTCAGCCTGCGTTACACACGCCGTAATTTATAATGCTCAAATAAGAGAAATTATATTAATCAAAGATCAATCCAATATAAAAGATTGGGACGCAGAACTGTATTTGTATATAAATAATAAATATAAATATACATACTATATACCTTTATGTTATCAATTATTTACAGAAACAGATAATTCTAAAACTTGGGGTAAATCAATACCTTTACAATCTTATTTTTCAAGTTATAATTTAATAGCAATGCACATTTTTAATTTTTTGGGAATGAATAAACATGCAGAACCTGGATATAGTATATTTTATTTTTGTTCAAAAATAACCATTTATCTATTAATATTAATTATAATATTGATTTTTATGAAAATATATAATTTAAAGTATTTTAAAAAATATTTTAAAAAGTAATATATAATGAATGTTAATCATAATACTAAATGCTATACTTTTAAAAAAATAATATATACAGAAGGGTTTTTAGATGATAGTGTTGATGCTACTTATATTATTCATTTAAAAGATAATGGAAGATTAGAACACGTTTATGAACAATTGAAAATATATCATCCTACTAAAATAGTATATATCGTTTTTAATGAAGGATTTAAAATTTGTAAAAAACAAAATTATATTACAGATACTGCGGAAGATTTGGTTGATGCAAATATACAAAATTTTAGACACGCAAATAATAATAATTATAAAAATATTTTAGTTTTAGAAGATGATTTTATTTTTTCAGAAAAAATAAAAAGTGATTTTCATCAACATAATATAAATACATTTATAAAATCTAATGACACGAATCCGTTAATTTATTATTTAGGATGTGTTCCTAATATATTATTACCATATGATTATTATAATTATACTGTTTTTAAAGGTGTTGCAGCACATTCTGTAATTTATAATACTAAAATGAGAGAAATTATATTAAATAAAAACCAAGATATAATTAAAGATTGGGATGTAGAATTATGGAATCATTTAAGATATACATATTATATACCTTTATGTTATCAATTATTTACAGATACTGAAAATTCTACAAATTGGGGTAAAGAATCACTATTTGATTTATTGGCATCAAAAATGGCTTTACAAATATATAAAATTTGTGGAATGAATAAACACGCAGAACCTGGATATAGTTTATTTTATTTTATTTCAAAAATAAACATTTATGTAATAATATTAATTATAATATTGATTTTTATGAAAATAAAGAAATTAAAGTGTTTTAAAAATATTTTAAAAAAGTATTTTAAAAAGTAATATATAATGGATGTTAATTATAATACACAATGTTACACTTTTAAAAAAATAATATATACAGAAGGGTTTTTAGATGATAGTGTTGATGCTACTTATATTATTCATTTAAAAGATAATGGAAGATTAGAACATATTTATGAACAATTGAAAATATATCAACCTACTAAAATAGTATATTTAATTTATAATGAAGGATTTAAAAATTGTAAAAAAAAATTAATAGAACAAATCTCATATCAAGATTTAACTGATGCATTTTTACAATGTTTTAAACACGCTAATAATAATAATTATAATAATATTCTTATATTGGAAGATGATTTTATTTTTAATTCTAATATAAAAAATAGAGAGACTTTACAAAATATAAATCATTTTTTAAATAAATATAAAGAAACTCAATTTATATATTATTTAGGATGTAATCCTATTTTTATTATTCCTTATACTTTAGATTTAAAACATTATAAATCATATAAATCTTGTTCTACGCATTCTATAATTTATTCTAAAAAAACTAGACAAACCAACTTAAATTTGTATTTAAAACATTGGGATGTTATTATGGAAAATAATATCAAAAATAGATATTTATATTATATACCATTGTGTTATCAAACATATCCAGATACGGAAAATAAAGAAACTTGGGTTGAAAAAGATAATATTGTTATTTTTTATATTAAAAAAAAAAGTATTCAAATATTAAATTTAGATAAATTTCCTGAACCCGGATTTACTATTATATATACGTTCTCCAAATTATTATTTGTTATAATAAGTATTTTAATTATTTATTTATTATATAAATATTTATTTATTTTTTATTTAAAAAATAAAAATAAACATAAACATAAATAAATATATTTTTTACTTTTTAATTTTATAATTTTAATTTTATAATTTTAATTTTATAATTTTAATTTTATAATTTTAATTTTAATTATAAAATTATAATTATATATGAAATATTTATATTTTTATATTTGTTTTTTAATTTTTATTATTTGTATATTTGCATATTTTAATGTAAAACAAAGTGTAGAAGCATTCACTCCAAAAATACGTTCGCTTTATAGACCATATATTAGAAAAGCACGTATTATGAGCAAAAATATGTATGATAAAACATCTAGTAATGTTTCTAATATTTTTAGAAAAACAGGATTAATTTAAAATATAATATTCTATTTTATTATATAATGAGAGATAAAGATAAAATACAACAACCACAATTCGGTGGAGAAGGAATGTCCTTTTTTTCATCAGGACTTTATTTTTTTAATCATCATATTATGTATTTAAATAATAGTAAATTTTTTGCAGGTATAATTATGATACTTCTTAATATTGGTTCTAAATTTATTACAATTCAATTTAGTAGATCGACAGAAGAATATATGAAATATACTGTAAGCAAACAAATATTAGTATTTGCTATGGCTTGGATGGGTACTCGTGATATTTATACTGCACTTGGTTTAACTGCTATATTTACTATTTTATCTGAACATTTATTTAATGAAGAAAGTTCTTTATGTATTGTACCTACTGATTATAGAATTTTACATAAATTATTAGATACTAATGAAGATGGAGTTGTTAGTGAAATCGAATTAGCCGCAGCTATTACTGTATTGGAAAAAGCAAAAAAAGAAAAACAAAGAAAAAAACAAAAAGAATCTTTTCAAAATTTTCAATTTACTAAGATATAATCTTATGTTTATGTTTACGTGTTTTATTTTTGTATGTTATTAAATTAGATTTTTGTGTAATAGTATGTTTATTATTTTCTAAATTTGAATCTTCGTCATCAATACCACCACCGTTTATATTATCTGAAGAATTAAGATCTTCAGCAATTTTTTTTGAAAGTTCTAAAATAAGTTGATTTGGAATATTAGAAGAATCATTAGAAGAATCATTTGAAGAATCATTTGAAGAATCATTCGAAGAATCATCTTGACATACTGCTGGAATAACATATGGTTTACCTATAAAATTATAATATGATTTTTTTACTGCATTTTTTTGATGATTGCATTTTAATTTACTTAATTTATCATCAGGTATAGTTGTACCCGGATATAAATACAATTCGACTGTTATATAATATGATAATAATGAATTAGTTGTTTGAGTATTAGAAGTATTTGTCTGAGAAGTTATTGATTTATTAAATTCTGAGTCTGTATTATAATTTTCTCCTTGTTTAATTTGACTTGGAATTTTATTTAATTGTTCATCAGCAATACTATTTTGATCTGTTGAATTATTTTTTTTCTTCTCAATAATCCAATTACCTTTATCCCATTGAACATCTGTAATAACATATGGTTTGTTATCAATATATATAATACTATATTCTGGAAATAACATATCAACAGTAATACCAATATTACTATCTATATCTTTATTATTAGTAGCATCAGTTAAAAGTTTAATTTTATCATCATCACCAGTTTCATCTTTTGTTGATTTTTCATCTTTTGTTGATTTTTCATCTGTTGTTGATTTTTCATCTGTTGTTGATTTTTCATCTGTTGTTGATTTTTCATCTTTTGAACTTTGAGATGTATCGTCTAAATCTATACTATTTGTAAAATTTATTAAAGTTTCAAATAATTGTGTATTAAAAAAAAAAGATTGTATTTTTTTTTTAGGTATAATATTTAGAACTTTTGAATTTAAATTAGTTAAAGGATTAAATAATATTATAGAACTATCTATATTAGGTATTGTCATAGTTGGTTTATAATTTATTTTTGTATGTCCATTAACACCTGTAATAAGTATTATATTTAATTCATTTGGTATTATGGAATATTTATCCTTATCATTATCATTATCATTATCAGTATTAGTATCAGTATTAGTATCAGTATTAGTATCAGTATTAGTATCAGTCTTTTTATCATCATCATCATCATCTTTAATTATAGTACTCATAATTTATATAATAATAATATATATTTAAATAATAATATTATTAATATTATAAATTTAATACAACATCATTACTAATAATATCACTATGAATAATACTATTTAATTCTAATTTATAATTTAATCTAAAATTATTAATATCATTTTGATTCCACCAAATATCTTCAATATTTACATAATTACAAATATTAAATATTAATCGTACATGAATAATATTATTGAAT